TTATTCTTTTTCCGGTGTTTTGGTCTCTCTGACCGTCTGCTCGATCTTGGTATTGAGCCAAAGGTCGAAACTGCCGTACTGCTCCGAGATGATTGCCTGCGTCTGCTCGTCAATCATGTTGCGAGCTTCCGCCTTTGCCATCTCGAAAGCCTTGCTCTGTGCTTCCGGTGTAAAGGATCCTGACCGTTTCAAACTGTCCACATAGGTCTGCATGACATAAATGACAGCCTGCTCGACCGTTCCGATGGCTTCGAGGATGATCTTGCGGAGAGCTTCGTCCTCCACCTCCATCGCCTTATTTTTGAGAAGCGCAGCGGCCCAGCGCAAAGCATACGCCAAAAGTGGTACCACGACAGCCAAAATGACCGCGAGGATGACCTTTCCCATGAGTTCGTCCATGCCTTTGTCCTCCTTATTTCAGATATTTCGATGACGCAAAGCCGGTGTACTGCTTGCCGTTCTTGTCCGTATAGATGCCATAAAGCCAGGCTGTATCGTTGACTTTGGTGTAATATCCGTAGCATCTGAAAGATGCGCCGGACGGCATTGCGACAAGGATCACTGTGTCAGCTGTTCCGGGTGTGTTCCTGAGATTGAGGTCTGTGGTTGTCTTGTACGCCTTGTTGTAGCTTGCTGACTTCGACTTTGCTGCTGCAATCTTAACAGATCCGCCGGTGTGGGAAGTGTCCGGTCTATCGTTTCCATCCACCACGATGACCGTGTGCCCCTGTGTGCAGGTTACCAGGACATCACCCGTCATGAGGTTGGTGCCTGCTGTGTACTTTTTGTGGGTTTCAAAAAGCCCGGTAGCTTCGAGCATTGTCACCTCATTGGCGGTTGTGAAGTTCCCCGGGTCCTTTCCGGTCGCCTCTTTGATGCAGGCGCGAACAAGGCTGCTACAGTCTGCCTCGGTCTTGACCGTTGTGTTGATGCCGTTGTTGATCACTCCGAGGCGGTTGCCCTGGTCGTAGCCGATGTTGATGCTGTTGCAAGCTGTGAGCATACGCTCTGCGATCTTAGCCGCGTGTGCTGCTTTCTTAGGGCGCAGGATATACCAGCCCTTACTTGCCACATAGAAGCTCTGCAGAGATACTTCGCCGGAGTAGTCCGGTGTGTTTTTCTGCTTCTGATCGCCTACAGAGCCGCCGCGTGCGTTTCCTTTTTCGTCTATTCTTGCTGATCCGATGATTATGCTCATTTTAACCCTCCATTTCTTCCGGTTCTTCGCTTTCCGGATTCTGTTCATCGAGTTCGAGTTTTTTCCTCCATGCGTCGAGCTTGATTTGATTTTCTGCCTTGGCTTTCCAATAGTAGAAGCCGGTGGCAGCGGAAAGCTCTGCGAAGATGCCGGGGATGATGTACGCCAAAGGCGACGTGTCCCCGGTTCTCCACATAATCACAAAAGAGGATATGACAATCAAGGCGGTGGATAACGCCACCGCCCCGAGTATCACCTTTGAAAATTCCGGCTTTTTCTTCTTTTTCACGGTCCTCACCTCACATTCCGATATGTGTGAAAATGAAACCGACCACGATGCCGATGATTGCCGTGATCACATAGCCAACCACCTGCCGCCACATCTTACCGTCGCGGCTTTCAAGCTCTTCGATCTTTTCACCCTGACGGGCCTGTTCTTTGACCATGTTCTCGATTGAGACCGCCAGCTTCTCGACGGATGTCGTCAGCTGCCCGATCTCTTTCACCGTCTGCTCAAGATTCTCGATGCGGTGGTTCTGTCTGTTGTTTTCCTCCTCGATCCGTCGCATCGCCTCGTTGTGCAGTTCCATTGTTACGGGTTCACTCATTTGTCTGCCTCCTTTCGTTTATTCCTCCAGCTTTGCGCTGAGGGTTGCAGCAGTCTTTAGACTGTTGGCGATAGGACAGCTTTCAAACTCTTCGACCGTCATGTACTGCATGAGGAGAGAAAACTGCTCGTCGATGATCCCACTCATGAGATGGATCACCTCGGACTGCTGATAGACGAGCTTCTCAAGCCTGCCGATTGTGTTCATATCGCCCATGGTCGCCCTCCGTTCTAAGCATCCGCAGCGTCAAGCTCCTCTTCGAGCTCATTGATGCGCTCGCGATAGCTTCTGCGGAGTTCTTTCATTTCCTCGTAGTCCGCGTCGGAGATCTCACCCTCCGAGTGTTTGATTGCCTGGTAGTCCGTGTTGGCGAGCAGCTGCTTGTATGCGTTGATCTCGCCCTGGATTTCCTGCTTGTCTCTGGTTTCCTTTTTGGCCATCTTTGTGTCCTCCTTGTTTTAATAGTGCCAGCTGTCAATAAACAGCCGATTGAATAACTCGTCCATGTTCTTGACCGTCCGGTATGCGTCCCGGTGGCTCATGGATCCGCGCCAGCTTGCGTAGGATGTGCGGATGTTCTCAAAGGTGAGGATGCCCGCCTCCAGGAGCTTGGCCTGTTTCTTGAGCTTCCTGCGCTCCCTGGTGATTGCCTCCCGGCATGGCTTCTTGATGATGTGGCCGCTTTCTGTGATGTAAAAGCGCGTCTTTAGGTAGGTGAAACCATGACGCAGGTCGCAGATCTTCGTCTTTTTCTCGTTGATAGTGATGCCATACTCGGCATATATTTCCCGGAGTTTTGCAAGGCACTCCTTTAGATATCCGATATCCTCGTGGATCAGGTAGCTGTCGTCCATATATGCGCCGTAGCCCTTTATACTGAGCACTTCCTTGACATAATGGTCGGACGGGCTTCTGAGTGCCACCGCGTTGATCTGGCTGGTCTCTGATCCGAGTCCGAGCCCTTTACTGCCGAAAGCAGTGATAAAGGAAAAGCCCAGCACCCGGAGGCGCTCGTCCTTAAATGTGACCGCGTAGATCTTCGCCAGAGCTTCGTGATCAGCCTGCCCGAAGTAGTCGGTAAAATCAATCAGCAGAATCCCGCCTTTTCGTCCATGCCTGTGGATGTGTCGCATCAGGTGGATCGTCAGGCGATCAAGCGCAAACTGTGTGCCCTTGCCTCTTTGACTGGCTCCGTTGTCATAAATGAGGGAGTTCGTCAGTATCGGGTAGAGGGCGTTCCTGCAGATGCTTTTCTGGACCACGCGCTCCGAAAAGTGCACGCTTTTGATGTGCCTCAGCTTTCCGCGTTCCATTAGGTCAAAACAAATAAAACCGCGCCGGATGTCCTTGCCTGCTTGCAGGTCCCTGTGTGTCCGATAGATGTTGAGCATCCTGGTCGCATTGTAGCGTTGGACGCTTGCTTTCCACGCGACACCCTTTTGAGCTTCGTCTGCAGCTTTATTCAACGAGTCGAGAGATGCCACGCGATCAAAGTCGTCATATTTTGACAGCTTTGCCCGGCGCTTCGCATCTCTGGCCGCTTTTCGGCGCAGGTACCGGCGCTCGCGTCGTTCTTCGCTTGTCATTTCTCCATTCCTTTTTTTATTTTTTTCAAAATGTCACCGGGCACGGCTTGGCGCGTTACTGTAGCCGCGTAGGATGCAGGCATGAAACAAAAGGCTCTCGCGCTCCCTTTTGCCATGCAAGAAGCGTCCGCCTGCTCTCGTCCCGGTTCTTATTTACACCTCAAAGGGTGAGGGACAACCACTCCTTCCACCCACTTGGCACGGCTTTCGGCTCCGTGTGGAGCTTACTCGATCTGGCTTTTATTGCGTGGGATCAGACGGGCACGCAGATCGCGTTGGACGCGTTGTTGTTGTTGGAGTTCCCGTTCGCGTTCACATTCACGACGTTCGTCGAGTTGCCTGAGTTCGCCGAAGCAGTCCACCAGTTAGCACGAGCACCACATAACAGCGGTCATCCCATTATTTTATTTTTTCTTTTTGTTCCCTCCGACCGGTATCACCTTGTCGTTGTCCCTATGGTGCATTGCGAGCCCGATCTCTTTGTCGAGCAGCTCCAGGATAGTCGCCATGGATCCGGCTGTCGCTGACGGTACCGTGTTTTGAGCTCTCGCCAGCTTCCTGTCGAGCTTCTTGCAGGCTTTGATGGTTTTCCGCCATAGTTCGCGCCGCTCCTCGATGTGTTTCTCGTCCGGCCATGTCTCGTTTGCATCAATCGCCAGGTCACTGATCAGGTCAGCCATCTGAACGAGTGGCAAGCCGACGACCTGCCGCCATCTCTTCGGGATCCTTTTCTCGTTCATGATGTACCGGGTGATCTCGTCCTGGAGAGCAGCTGCTGTATCTACCGGATCGAAGTGCGTCTGTTTCCGGTTTCTCGCATATACTCCGCTCACTTCATGCCTCCAGTTCTATGCAGGGACGCGGAGGTCCCTGCTATTTGCGCTTCGCGCATAGGGCGTCGGCTTACGCCGCCTCCATGGTACGGAAGCAGACGAGCACGCAGAACGCGGTGGACGCGTAGCAGTAGGAGGAGTGCCCGGTCGCGTGCACATTCACGACGTTCGTCGAGTCGCCTGAGTGCGCCGAAGCAGCCCACCAGTAAGCACGAGCACCACCGGGGCCAGCCCCTTTCATGCGGTGCTCGTAGCTGTTCGCAAAAATAGGATACTGCACAGCCTGTCCGTTGCCGTAGCCCTTGGTTGACCATACGAGACAGTCAAAGATCTCAGTCTCAAGAGGCACCCAGAGCTTGTCAAAGTTTTCCCATCCCCATGAGTTGTCGTCTGTAAGAGTCGCGCCACTCTGGTAACGATAAGGCGCGAGGATTCTCTTTGTCTTGATGACGTTCTTGAGCTTTGTGTCCAAAAGCGGGTAGAGCGTGTTGTCGAGCCAGCTCTTGAGGTTTGAAGCAAGGAACGGGTTCTTCTTATCAGCTGTTCCGTTGTTGATATTTGAAGTGTTAAACTGCACCGTGCCACTGTAGCAGTCGCGGGTGATCCAGTCGATGTGGTAGCCGACCGCAGTGTCTCCGGTTCTTCTGTATGTGTTGATTCCTGCAATCTCAGCCTTGTGTGTCTCGGCTGCGATGCCTCCGTTCGCCGCGATGTTGATCGGGATGTAATCACCTACGCGGAGACCGCTCACATCATGAGCGTCAAGCCTTGCCTGGATCCACGCCCACTCGTCTGAGTAGTCTGCTATTTCGTCAGCAAAAACAATCGTAAGATCACGGCCGGGGAGCATGATGCGGTTGATCCCGTCCCATGCCGCAGCGTTCTCACTTGCCTGAGCAGTCTCGAAAGCTGCCTCTTTTGCAACCTGATCGGCAAGGTCATCCGCGAGAGCATAAGCTCCGGCGCCTGCTTCGATGGTCACATTTACAGAGTTGTCAACCGTTGCATAGTATTCCTGGACGATAGTCGTCGGAGTAAGCCCGTTATAAGGCGGCATATAGTCAGCCACCTCTGCGACTGTGATGGAGTAGAGCACCGGTGTTGCATTTTCGTCAAGTGCGTCCACTGCATAAAGCCCGACCTCTCTGACATAGTAACCGGCAAGAAGCTCCTCGTTGTCGAGGGCTGCGGTTAAATGCACACTTGTGTCCGTTTCGACCACGATACTGGAGAAAGGGACGCTCTGCTTCTGACTTTTGAGGGCTGTCCGCTGCTGCAATGCTGAGACAGCACGCTCGCCCTCCGTGTATTCACCATCACCGGCGACCAGTGTGGTAAATTCGATCTTTGCGGTGCCTGCCAGGGCGGCGGCAAGCAGCGCAGCTCCGTCGTTTGTCATGACGGCTGCATAAAATTGAGCCATTTCGTTGTCCTCCTTTGTTTGGTTTTTATCTTATTGTGTTTCGGATCCGAGGCGGAGCTGCCACGGTACCCGTGTTCACCGTTTGAGTGAGAGTTCTTTCGAGAGTGTAGCCCTCGATGATGATGTTCTTGGTGTGCGCCTGCTGCCCGACTGCTGCATACATATCCAGCTGTCTGATCGTGTAGTTGCGGACAGAGCCCTCAAGGATCACGTTGATGATGTAGGAGCGTGTGGCGCATCCAGCATATAATCGTTGGTCGATGCGCCTGGTGACGCTGATCGCCTCAATGTGGGAACGGGCATTTTTTACCCTGGCGATCATGTTGAGGATCTGCTGGATGCCTCCGGGTGTGAGGGTGGCGTTTGTCAGGATCTTAAAATAATAAGGATCCCCGCCATACTCAAACCACTCAGTCACCTCTCCGATGCCAAAAGCGGCGATGGCCAGCTGTTCAACCGCCCATTTCGTGCCGCGCTTTTCCATGATGGCGCCCGCCATTTTGATGGTGCGTATCTTCTGATCACGCTCCCAGGCAGACACCCACCAGTCAATGCCGAGCTCCCAGGCGGTCTCGTCCAGCTCCTCATCTGTGAGGTTTTCGAGCTGGTCCCAGACTCGTGGTGTTTTCACACGTTCGCCCGGTGCCTTGAAAAGCTCGTCCATTGCGGAGCTGAGTGCGATGTTCGCCTCGTCTGTCCGCATCCAGTTAGGCAGGAGCTTGAGCATCTCAGGCTTGTCTATTTTCATTCCCATAGGCCACCTCCTTTACTCGCTTGTCGTCAGCTGATGCGAGACGGTCAGGTTTCCGGAAAACTGTGCGACTGTGGTCTCGTCCATGTCTGTAAATACCGGCTTGACGATATTCACGCGAACAGCTCCGACAAGATCCTCGCCCCAGTCAGGTGCAAGGATCAGCTTGCGCAGATAATCCGGATTGATGTCACGGTTGAGGCTTGAGCCCTGCCAGTAGATGTACTTGTCAATGGCTCCGCCATCCCCCTCGATGGTGCTCACGCAGGCGCTTTCGTCTGCTTCTGTTGTGTAGTAGACGAGCTCAATGTCGTACTGCTGCACCGTTGGAGCTTCGACCGTCACCTGATCAGTGAGTGGTCTGATGTCGTCCGCTGAGCAGGTTGCCAGCACCTTGGCCAGAATATCCGCGGACGGCATGACGCCGCCGTAACAGATCGGCACGATCTTGACTACTCCCGGAGATGGAGAGGAGACATAGGCATCCGCCACGGATGCGTCTGCACTCATAGCCCAGAAGCGGTAGGCATTAGGCGGACCGGCAACAGACAAAGTGGATCCGGAGAGCCGGATCCTGTCACGGTATGCGTCGTCTGTTTCCTCGTCTGATCCTCCGTGTGTCTTGACTGTATTGGTCACGGTGTCGATGCTCGGCACCATGTCAACCAGCACGTTGATCGCACCGGCAAGGATGTCGTTTGCCTGGCTTCCTCCCTCGGTAGCTTTTACCACTACATCGACATAGGATTCGCCGGCAGGGAGCACCGCCGTCGCTGTGGTGGCGAAGTAGTTCAAGTAGTCGCTTGTGACTCTTGTGCCTGCCGGGATGATTATATTCGAGCCGATCGGTGTGTTGACACCGAAGCGCTCAACCGTCTCTGCTGCGACCGCCGCCTCTCTTTTTACACCTCTGTTATCTCCCAGGGCGTCCAGCACTTCACCTCGTGCATATCTGAGCAGCTTCTGTCTGCAGGCGTCGTTGACGCTTGAATATAAAGCCACAACGAGAGGTACGAGGGCTTCGCCGAAGATCCTGCGCTCGTCTCCCGGGTATAATTCCTCAGAGCATCCACTTTCGAGCGTTCCGATCACGGTCTCGTAGATCTCCGAGGGTTTGATTTCGATAAAATTGAGATCGCTCATTTACTCGTCCTCCTCGGTATTTATAGTCAGATCGGCAACAAGGCCGAAGTCGTCCGGCTCGTCGGTGTTTGTCACCTCGATGTTGTTGACCTCCACGCGCGGCTCATAGGTTTCGAGAAGCCACTCAGCATCTGCTGCCAGTCCGGCGCCAGCTGACGCGGCCGGAGTATCAACAAGCCCGCCATCGATTCCCTTTATGCGTTCATAAGGGACAGAAAAGCGGGCAGTTTTTAGAAGATTGTCGGCGCACTGCTGTGGTGTGCCGTTTCCTGATGCCATCATCGCCGTCCCTCCTTACTTTTTCCGAGCTTTCTTGTCCGCCTTTGATGCGGTCGCCCGGCTGTCTCTCTTTTTCTGTTTTTGGTTTTTCTCCTCGAAGCTCAGACTGATCTCGGCAGTGCGGAAGCGCCCGAAGTCGTCCTGCGTCACGGATCCGAGGGACACGCTTTGCAGGATCAGTGGATTGCTCCACCACTTCGCGCCATGCACATATAGGTAATTGCTTTCACCGATCAGCTTGCGCCATGCGTAGTATTCCTCCTCCGGATTCACTCCGGCGGCGGCGTGGCAGGTGATGGCAAAACTCACCTTTTCGAGCTCTGTCTTTGTTTTTTTGCTCTTTGAGTCGTCGGCTTTTTTCTCTGCTGCTGTAGAGAAGCCTTTGAACGGGTTGACCTTTTTGGTGCTCACCTCAAACGTGCGGGAGCCCCAGCGTCCCATTGTTGCCATGGGCTCACCTCCTTACATCTTCGCAAGCAGTACACCGGAACAGTCTGAAAAACCAGCAAAAGCGACGGTATCCCCTTTCTGGATCCGTCGCTCGTCTGCAATATTCAGGAGCGCCGTCTTGAGACTCGCGTCCGATGTGGCCTGCGCCATTTTCTCATAATCGTCCACGAGCAGGTGGGGCGGTATCGTATAGAAGCCGCTCACGGCGTCGATGTCGTCCATCGGTGCCACTCTTGCCATGTTGCCCTCAATGCTGAGGACGGTGCCTTTGTGTACCATGCTTCCGCTCCTCCTTTGTCGTGGGTTTGCATACATCAAAGAAGCCGCAGGCTCCGCAGTAAGCGTGGCAGCCTTTTCCAGGAGTCATCCACCAGAGGATCCGGCCGATGTGGTCCCGGATTGCGTGTCTGAGGATCCTGATCGTCTGCTTGATGTATGGGTGTTTTTCGCGTGGGTATATCATTTAATAGCCCTCCAGTGGTCGCCTCAAAAAGATGACCGTCTGATTATTGTGCCACTCGTGGCGGATGCGGTAAGCGTAAAGCGTACCGCTCCAGCCTGCCGGTTTTTCTCCGGAGAGTGTCATTGTGATGCCTGCCGTCAGGTCCGGGTTGATCTCCGTCGTCACCGAGAGAGTGGCGGTGTTTTTGTTCACATTCCGCAGGTGTCCCTTTGCGGCTCTTGTCGCCTCTGCGGAGCTTGGCGTCTTGATTGTTTGGATTGCCAGCTCGTTTGGGTTGGATGCGTCTGCGGTGTAGGTTCCGGTCACGGATCCGGCTTTGACTGTAGCCTTGCCGTATGCCGTGTTGGACTGATCCACGCAGTCGTATGTTGTGCCCTCCATGTCGAGCTCAAAGGTTGGCGCCTGGGACTCAAGAGCAGGCTCGCTCATCATAATGATGCGCCCGTCGTAAAAGACAAGCACCGCGCTTTCCTGTTTGGCGAGGTCTCCTAGGAGTGCCACATCGCTCTGATTTTTGTCGAGCTGCTTGCCATCATAGAACACGTCGTCCATCTGCATGAGCTCAAACTTGAGCCCGTGCTTCGCTGCGATGTCCTTGCCGATCTGGGTGAGGTAGACCTTTTCCCATTTTTTCGACTGAGTAGCTCCGGCTGTTACGGATGGTGGCATCGGGCTTGCGTATAGCGTGGTGACTTTCTTCTCAATGTCGAAGTCATACACGTAGAGCTTGCCGGTGCTTGCCCCGTCCTTTTTGTACTCGACGGTATCGCCGACTTGTGGCCGCCAGTTTTGCCAGCCATCACCCTTGGTCGAAAACTCCAGGCGGAGCGTGTCCGCCTGGGTGCAGTCTGTGATGGTGTCGTATGTTGCTATGGAGATTTCCACATCGCCCGTGATGTCCTTGCCCTCATAGGTCAATTTTTCGGCCATGTGATCACCTCCTCCATGGTGCCTTTGTTTCAGTTGTCTCCGGCTCGTCAACGATAGGGATCGTCAGCTTGATGCCAGACTCAAAAACAACCACATCCGCATAGTCGGGGTTGGCCGAGATGATATAGTTCGCCAGCTTCTCCTCGTCATAATAGCGGAGAGCAAGGAGGTCGAACGTGTCGCCCTCCTTGGTTGTGTATGTGTAGTATTTTGCTTTAGCCATAAGCCACGCGCCCCCTCCTTGTAGTCCATGCAGTGAGCCAGTCCATAAACTCGTCTGCGTGCTGTCTCAGCTGCTGCATGAGGTCGCCGGATCCGGCTTCCTGCATATTGACCGTCGGGATGTACTGCATACCCGAGAAGTCGTAAATTGTGGTCGAGCCCTCTGTTGCCAGTCCGGCAAGAGAGAAATCGTCCAGGCTCAAGAGTTCACCGGCGAGTGCGCTGGCGGTATCTTGACCATACAATCCGAGCATCCGACCAGCTTCCGCCCAGTATCCAACATTGTCGCGGCGGTATGCTTTGTTGAAGCTGATGACAGCCTCAGTGCCAGCTTCACCGGCGATACTCAGACCGTCAGTGAAACCACCGGATGCCAGCATCGGGATCGTCGGAATATTGAAACCGAAGTGAGTGCCTCCGACTATCGGTACCCAGTCAGGCACATCGACGCTGATGTTGTTGATCGCTCCGATTGCGCTGTTCACCAGCGAGATTACTGCATTGATTGGCCCCTTGACGATGCCAACCAGCCCCGAAAATGCCTTGGAGATGATGTCTGCAAAGCCCGAGATCAGCGTGGTGATGGCCGTGATGATAGGACTCAGGGCCTGGAAAGCCACGCAAAGGACGCTGGTGATGATGTTCGCGCAGGCTGTGATGATCGGCATGAGCGTCTGTATGATGCTGATGATAGGCGGCAAGAGTGCGCTTATCAGCTCGCCGACAGCGACGAGTACCGGGCTCAATGCTGTGAAAAGCTGGGTAATGATAGGCGCGATAGTCGTCAAAAGCTGCTGCACCACGGGGAGTAGTGTCATGATAATGGTTGTGATCGGTGGTATCAAAATCTCGATCAAATTGACCAAAATCGGCAAAATCGTGTCGATGATAACCTGGACGATCGGCATGAGTGCGTTCAGGATTGAAAGCGCCAGCGGGATCAGGTCGGTCACGATCTGGACGATCGGAGGGATGACCTGAGATGCCAGTGTTCCGGCCATGCTTACAAGCGGCGGGATCAGCTGGGTGAGCAGTGGCGTGATCTTTGGTACCAGATCTTTCACGATTGGCATGAGGTTCGCGCCCAGGTCCTCAATGACCGGGATCAGTTGCTCCATCAGATCCTCAACCACAGGCATGAGCTCCGTGACGCTGTCGAGCATCGTGTTCGCAAGCGGCTCAAGTGCCACCTGTGCCCTCTGTTTGAATAATTCAAAGCGCTCCGCCAGCGTGTAGGTGTCCTCCGCAGCTGAGCCGATGGTTTCACCGTTTGCCAGGAGCGATGCTGTCAGATCATCAACCGAAAGCGTGCCCTCTCGGATGGCTGCGGCCATTGTCGAGCCTGCTTTGGATCCGAAGATCTCCGTTGCGATTGCCGTGGCTTCTGCCATGTCTCCGGCGTTCTTGATCCGGTCGGCATACATCTCAAGACCCTCGGATGCGCTGATGCCATCCTTGGCGAGAGCTCCAACGGATTTCTTCATTGCCCCCAGCACTTCGTCCGCGTTTACTCCGGCTTTATCGAGCTGTCCGATAAGTGCAACCGACTCCTCGAAAGAGTAGCCGAGCTCTTGCAGCTGAGGAGCAAACTTCTGGACATCTGACATGAGGTCGTTGAAGCCCGTGCCTGTTGACTGTGACGCTTTGAAAACGTAGTCCATGGCGTCACCCATGTCCTCCGCCTCAATATTCCACGCTTGAAAAGCCTGGCTGGATTCTTCGATGGTGCTGCTTAGGTCCTCACCGAGCAGATCGGAGACCTGGATTGCCTGGACGCTTAAGCCCTCAAGCACATCGCCGGACACTCCCAGGCGGGTGTTATAGTCCGCGATTGCTTGACTCGCATCCTCCATGGATGTCGGGACGTTTTTGTAAACCTCGTCAAAGCTGTCCATCAGTTCGTCGAGGGCGTCCCCGGTTGCTCCGGTACCCACTCTGATGGTGTTCTCTGCTTCCTTGAAAGCCTCGCCGAGGTCATAGAGAGCTTTTCCACCCTCGGCCACGCCTTTGACGATTGCTACGCCGACCGCTGCGGTGGCTGCGCCGACTGCTGCCGCCTTGACATTGATGCCGTCGAGCTTGTCGGTTACTTCGCCGACTGCTTCCTGGAGGGTAGGGCTCAGCGTGCCCGCGATTTCAACGATTGCCTGCAATGTTTTATTTTTGGCCACGCCGCGCCACCTCCTTTTCTTTAATGTTTGCGGTGCTTAGCCCGTGCATATTTCTGAGGCTTTGGCACCGATTGATTTCTGTTTCTTCGTTCGTTTTCAGCGGCGAGATCCTCCGCCGCTTCCGCATACTCGATCAAAAAAGAGGTCAGTCTTTTCCGTTCGATTTCTGTGATGCTTGTGTGGTAGACTCGGGAGAAGTCTCGGATTGCTCGTCGGAGTTGTCGTCCTGTGATTCCTCCGACCTCACGATAAAATTTCGCCCGATCTTCATGACCTCCACAACATCGTGCCCCTTGATTCTGGCCACATCCTCGAAAGTGTAGTCGGGATTGACTGCGACAATGGCAGCGATGCCGAGATAAAGGTGCAGAGGGTAGTCCAGCTCCATCGCTCCCGAGAGGTTGCCGTTGACCTTTGTTGCCTTGAGCTTCTTGCCCTCAGCTTCCGCAAAGAGCTCCGGTGTGATCTCGTCGGTGTCGTATGCGAGCTTTTTGATATTCTTGCCATCGATCTTGATGGTGTTGATCAGTTCGATTGTTCCTTTCATTTGTGGGTTCCTCCTTGTGATTTCATTAAAATGCCCCGGCACCGTGTAGGCGCCAGGGCTGTGATCTTTTTGTGATTGTGTTGATTAGAGCAGCTTCCTGATGGATGCCATGTAGTCCTGCCCGTTGACTCTGAGGATCTGGTTGAGTCTGTCAACCAGTAAAATCTCGGAGCCGTTTGCAAAGAGCTGGTACCTTGTGACCGTATAAGTCAGGCCGAGCTCTGACGCAGAACCGAGCTCTACGCTCACGCCGGGGATCTCCTGCGGGATGACATTAAGGAAAGCCTTGCAGCCCTGGTGACTCACTGAGCCATCTGCTGCAACCTTGTCCTGCACCCATCTAAACTCCATGGCCATCTTCTGGAGCTTTGACATTCTGCCGAAGCCGGTGTCCACTCCGATCTTAGTGATCGAGAGAGTCATGTCGTCCAAAAGTCCGACCAGAGGGAGAGAGAGTGTTCCCATTGCAGGGATGTCCGCCGTCTGGAGAGCGATGCCGGGAAGTTCAAAGCTGACATCCTCGGCAGCCTTGGTCTTGTCAATCAGCAAAGTGTCTGCGATGACTGCGCTGTGCTTATCCATGCTTTAACCCTCCTCTCCGAAAAATGACGAGAAGCCCTCGTCTGTGTATGTTACCTTGGCAGTTGCCGACTTGAGTGGCGGCGTAGGTGTCGCCATAATGTGCCAAACAAAGTCACCGTTGATCATGTTGCTCTCGGGGTTCTCATTCTCAAGGAATAAAACCTCCGGAGTGCCGATCAACGCACCGACTCCGGTCAAGGCGTCAAGCTCTGCCTGCTCGCTCACGACGATGCTGTCGCGATCGTTCGGTGTCATCGGCGTGTCGATCTTGGTGCCGTTTCTGAGCTGGAAGCCGTTCGTGATATACATGAGCATCCTCATGTTAGTCTCGAAGATGGCAGAGGCGTCCATCGATCCGTTGTAAATAAATCCAGCGGTGTGAGGTCCCCAGAGCTTGAAAGCGCCGTCCCAGTAGCAAAGGGTTGTGATGCCCTTTTCATTGAGATCGTTCGCCTCAGTCTGGTCGAAGCCCTGGTTCTCAGAATCGCCAAAATACTGATCGGTCGCCATGATGTCCTTGTTCGAGCAGCTCTCGAACGGGATGCAGTCATGCTCAAGGTCAACCTCCAACATCTTGGCAGTCATGATCGTGCTCAAGTGGTACACCTTGTCACCGTTCTGAGCCATAGGCCATGCGACCTTGCTGATCGGGTTGGTGTATGCGTTGTTGGTTTTCCATGCAATCGCCTGGGCGATGGTTTCAACCTTGTAGGTTGTGCCGGACTGCTTATAGCTGAGAGGGATGTCCGCATTGACAAAAGCATCCCAGTGGCCGTTGATCTTCTGAGCGGCTGAGCAAAGTGCGCGATATACGGCAGGCTTTTCAGACCAGCCGGGAGCGGCCAGAATGTTAGGCACTGCGTTTTCGCGCATATAAAGCAAAGCAACCGCAGCGATGCCGGTGTAGATACCTGCTGCTGTGTGCTGTCCGATAATGGTGTTCTCTGTGATGACAGAGAGATCAACCTCGAAAAATGTCACATTTACGGTACCGGTGAGCTGGTCGTTTTCGATCAGGCTCTTAATGGTGACGGTTGAGCTGTTGAAGTCGTACTCGATAGAGTAGTCAACGCCCTCGGTCTTGTCCTCGATGGCGATGGTGTCAAGAATGACGGTATCGCTCACAAAGGATCCGGAGCCGTTTGAAAATGCAACCGCTTTGGTTGTCGCCTGGCTCTTGCGGTGAGTGTCGGGATCCAGCACGTTGACGATGTAGATCGGGCCGACGTTTCCGTTTGTGTTGTTGAAGTGGTAGTCAATAGCCTCGCAGAGTGTGAAGCTGTCCCACGAGTCGGAGTATCCGACTTTGGCCTGAGCGTCACCGAGATTTCTCAATCTCACGGGCACATTGACAAGATCGGCGTCATCGTAGCCTCTGATCAGGTTGATCGGAGCGGTTCCAAAGTAGACCACATTCTCCTCGGCCTGCTTGGTGCTCTTAACCTGGGAAGCAGTACGCTCGCCGTATGCTCCATGTTTGTATCCCATGGTGTTGTCCTCCTTGTCTTAGTTTAATAAATCGCGGATTGCCTCCGATTTTTTGTACGGCACGCCGCAAACGACTGAAAAAGATATCCAGCCGCACCAGTATGGGTAGTAGTCCCAGATTACGCCATCCTCTGAAAAAGGTCCGTATGAGATCGGCTCCTCGTTATCAATCCTGACACCTGCCAAAAACTCCGCGCCCTCAAGCTCTCGGAGTGCTATGTCCTGGAAATTGTAGAGGTCTTTCCACCCGTCGCTGTTGCGTGAATACGTTTCCCCCTGCGGGTCGGTCTCGTAGCGGTAGCCCGTCAGGGCGTCCGGATACTCGACCGGGTGCAAGGTTTCGCCTGGATGTGTACCGGGGTTCCATGTGGATAAGCAAAGCCGGAGCTTTAACCGCCGTTCCCCTTTTTTCAAGAGGTCGCTGCCCTCAAGCAGCTGCACGGCCACCGATGGGATCGGCGCCTTTACGTTAGGCGGGATTCTGTCCTTTGCCGGTACAAAAAGAGGGAAAGCGGCAGGAGCGACCATCTTCACACTGTAGCGGTTGTCGTTCGCACTGTCGTCCGGCAGTTTGAGCTCGATCTTTGTGCAGATGTTGTCCTGCACCCAGGTCGTCACGCCCTCGATGATGTCTTTGGTTGTCACTCTTGCCACCTCCTTAAATGGTTCTGTTTTGCTTTAGTAAAATACAGCTGACGCCGGTGTTCTCCACCCAGTCAACGACTTGGCACTCACGCCCGTCGAAGTTTATGAGGGAGCCGGGGCCTTTCCCGGTAGGCACTTCGGAGCTCCTTGCGTAGATCAAAAGATCCGCCTCGGATAGCCCGACCTCTGTGCCGGTTTTCAGCTTTAGCAGCTCGTCGTTGTCAATGACGACATCGATGTTGTTGCCCTCGACCTCATGCGTCTCGCCGAAGTCGTCCAGCATGAAAAAGAGATCGGCCACATCTCCGGCTATCAGCTCTTTGAGCGTCATCACTCAGGCAAGGCTGCGGTGATGTCAGGAGCGTCGCCGTCATCCTCACCGTCATCCTCGCCATCACTCTCGGCGTCGTCAGCCTCCTCGCCCTCAGACTCTTCGTCATTGGATTTGTCAGCCTTTGCTGCGTCAAGCGCTTCGATGATCTGCTTCTTTGTTGCCCTTTCAGCGACCTGGATGCCGAGCTTCTCAGCGATAGCTTTAAGCTCTGCGACCGTGTTCTTGTCGCTGTACTCAAGCTCGTCGGATGCAGATGCAGGAGCATCGGAGGCGTTGCCGCCATCCGTGCTCACATCCTCGCCAACGTACTCTGCTACGCCTGCTGCCACAAGCTCGTCTTCACGATCGGGCGAGAGAGTAAAAGGCTTTGACTTGATATTCTTAGCCTCAACCACACCCGTCTGGGGGTTGCGGTAGCCGTAGGTTCCGTTGATTATTCTGATCATGTGGGTGTCCTCCTTGTCTTAGCTGATAGTCAAAACGTCAGCAGAGATCCAAGGCGCCTTGTTATTAGGCACAAGCAGAGGCTTTGCAGAAAGCTTGATCTTGCGGACTTCGCTCTCAGCGTCTGCGGTGTACTTAGGCACGCGGCTTGCTGCGTAGGTGTGGAAAGTTCCGTCAGCCTGTTCGAGCTGAGTGACTGCACCGTAAAGGGTGCGGCCTGCGCCCGGTGCGGTGAGGACTGCCTTGCCGTAGCTGATAAACGCAGCATCCTGTCCGCTTTCATCCTCGTAAGTCTCGTCATAGGAGATCACGTTGATGTTGCGGCCCTCGATGTTGAGGACAGCGATGCGGCTTGCTCCATCAGGAAGTACGATAGGAGTGACTTCGCCGATGTTGATGCGACGATTGTCGAGGAGCTTCTGCACGCCATTGTTGTTGATGATGACCTGAGCGGTTGCAGGATCAACAACGAGGTCAACAGCAGGAAGTCCGCGGCTGGTGAGCATCCTTACCATTGCGGCGAGGTCGCCGATGATGTCGTAGCTCGCAGAGCTGTCCCACTTTGCGGACGGTGTAAACTTCGCAGGGTTGTTGCTTCCGTCGTAGAACATCAGCTCAAACTCTTCGTAAGCTCCGCCGTAGTCGTCAACGTACTGCTTGAGCACGTAGCCGTTGTTCATCATCGCCTGTGCTGCCATGTACTCCTCGCGGCCGTCAATCATGATGCCGAGCTCGCTCAAGTCCTGACCGAGCACGGATGCCTCGCGCTGCTGAGGTGTTACCTGGCTGTAGAGGTTCTCGCCGAAGCCTCTCTTGTTGAGGTCGTCGATGGTGAGAGGTCTCTGAGGAGCTACAAGAGGAGGAGCGTATCTCTTGGTTGTGTAGCCATCACGCAAAACAGTGATGCCGCCCTTGCGGGGAGCTACAACCGGAGCGATCTTCTTGCTGCCGTCCTTGTAGTCAATGAGCACCTCGTCAGTCGGAAAGATGTCTGCAGGTGCAGTAGGGAAGTAACGATCGCGCAGGAAAGTCCTGTGGGGAGTCATCGCCTGGATGGCTGCGATCATCGTGAGTGTCTGATAAATAATGTTAGGCATTTGTTTGTCCTCCTTTTCTTTACTCGACTACACCCTCGACAAAGATGCCCTTGCCGCGGAGTGCTTCGATGTTTGCTGCCGATAAAGTCAGGCTGTTGATCTCCTCAAGCGTCTGCTTTGCGAAGTTGCCGGACTTGTATGCCTCTACGAGATAAGATCCCGAAGTCTCAACAACGAGATCATCTGCAAGGATGCAGTCAGGTGTTCCGTCAGAGAACACGCTCGCAGTGGTTCCAGAGACCTGGAGGATGGTGCCGCGAGGGATCGTGTAAGCAGGGAAGTCGTCAGTATCTGTGAAGATAGTGCCGCCCGCTGTGATGCCACCGGCCTGTACCTTGTAGAGCACGCCGTTGAGTGTGAAGTAGTCGTTTGCGCTGTAGCCGCTTGCTGCAACGTAGTCGGTCTCGGCCGCAACCGTGAGAGCTGTCACGTTTGTGTTAGCTACAAGATCTGCGTCCTTTGCGATTGCTGCGCTTGCGGTGTAGTAGTTATCACCCACCTGGATGATGTCGCCGGAAGCGTAAGCCTTTGAGGCTTTCATGGATTCCTCCATGCTCACTTCCTGGGCTTTTGCGTTTGCTGCCTGGACGATGCTCACGCCCTTGACATCGAGGCTGTGCTTGCCATCGACGATGAGGTTGTCAGCGTTCAGGGTTCCGATTGTCTTGCCTGTTTTCATTTATTTGCCCTCCTTGTCGTAAGTTCCGGCGATCATTTTGACCGCGTCCTCTGCGCTGAGTTCTTTACTGTCGCCCTCAAGCTCCGGCTCAGGGTTGCCCCCGTTAGGATCAGCTGCTACGCCTGCCGCGCCGCTCTGCTGGAAGTCCTTAGCCTGGTTCTCGATGTGCTGTGCGCCGAGCTGTGCCTGCTTCTTCATTGCGCGAAGCGCAAGCTCTGAGGCTGTGCAGGCGTTCTCGCCATACATTGCCTCGTTGACCATCTCCTGATCTCCGACTGTCGCCGCGATCTCCTGGATCGCCTGGAGGCGGGCGCGTTCGTCGGTGATGGCCTGGTTCTTTGCCTCAGCTGCTGCATCAGCGGAAATCTGCGCAACGAGCTCAGGCTCTGCCTGTTTGAGTTCTTCTAAGGTCATGTGCTTGTCCTCCTTGTTTTTATTGGATTTTTGGTTATTTGCAGCCGCGGAGGCTTTGGCAGGTTTACCCTCCGACGGTGTTGCCATGGTTGCCTGTGCTGCCGGTGCAGCATTTACCGGGATGGTGCCCGGAAGATTGGAAAAAGCTGACGCGCTCATTCTGAGCCCGTTGACTGTGATCATCTCTTTGTCTGCCGAGAGACTCATTTCGGGATCATCACCCTCAAGCACCTCATCGATCCAGCCCTTATCGGCCGCCTCACGTCCGGTGAGCCATGTTTCTTTTGCCATGGCGTTGCGGATCTTGTCGATGCCGAGGTGCGTCTTGCTCTCATAGGTCTCGGCCGCTGCCGAGTTAGCTGCTTCGAGTCCTTTGTTGACCTTTGCGAGCGCGTCGTGGTTATACACGCCGACCAGTGTGACCGCCGCCTCGTGTACCATGAAAAGACTGCCAGGGTATGCCTGGATGGTATCGCATCCCATCGCAATCACTGTTGCAGCGGATGCGGCCACGCCGTCGATGATAGCTGTGGTGTTTCCGGCGAGCTCTTTGAGCCTGTTGCTGATGCCGATGGCAGTGTAAAGGTCGCCGCCGACAGAGTTGATGCGGACGGTGATGTTCTTCGCGCCTTTGATCAGGTTCAGGTCCTCAAGAAACTCCTTTGGAGTTGTAAAGAGACCGTCATCCGGTTCGCCCGTCCACCAGTCTTTTGGTCTTTTTGTGACGATCTCACCGTAGACAGTCAGCTCAGCATCGTCACCGTCACCCTGCACGACATTCCAGAAGCGCGGAGTAGTGGCGGCCTGAGCTGCCGGTCCCATGGTGATGGGTAGCTTATGTTTGTGCATCTTCTTGACCTCCTTGTGGTTCTGCGGCTGCCGTAGCCTCCGCGATCTTTTTGTTTTCCTCGGTGATCTGCCGGATGTTTGCGTTCCAGTTGCCACCGTTGAGCTTGATGGTGCTCTGTTCGTGAGTGCTGAAGCCGTGCTCGACTGCTTTGATCTCTGCCTCGATTTCCTTGGTAGGATCGAGCTGTCCCTGAGACGGACCGATCCACTCACTGCCGAGCCACGCCTCGCGGATCATCGGATCCGAGAAAAAACCGGGCGCCTGGATGCGTCCGCGTGCGACTGCTTCATGCAGCCAGATCTCGTAAATTGGCTTGCAGAAGTCATCTACAAACCACTCGCGCCGCATCTTAAAGGCTTTCCATGCTTCCATAAGGGCTGCACGGCTCGCCGAGTAGGATGCGTTGAACGACTTCATCAGAAGATCGGCAGGCACTTCCAGAGCTGCGCCACACTGTTCGCAGAGGCACTTCATGAAAGCGTCAAAGCCAGCGTTCGGATGCGTAGGAGCTCCAAACTTGACATCTTCGCCGGGCTTCATGATGTTGACCTGTCCCGGTCCCATCTCGTACTCGTCATCGTCGTGAGAGATCTGAGGCTGTCCGGCTTCGTTGTACGGATTCTCTGTCGGATCTGCCTGTGTAAGCACGAAAGCAGTGAAAAAGCTCTGAATAAGAGCTGCCTGCAGCTCGCTTTCGGTGTATCTGCGCATCTGGAGCAGCGGTTCAATGACCTGCGCCAGATAAGAGATGCCGCGGTACTGCTCAGGGCGTTCCGAGTCCATGATCTGGAGCACGTTCGGGAGTCCTGTCATCTGTCCGTATGCCTCCACGCGGACAAACTCGTTCGGATCGCTTGTCACCTGTCCCGGATAATGGTTGCAGATGTGGTATGCCACGATCTGACCGTCGGCATTGACTTCCACACCGTCAAAGATGCGGTTGCCGGTGTCCGGATTCTTTCCGTCCGTCACACTCGGGTAGGTGCTGCCTTTTCCGATCGGCGTCATGATTCTGTCTGCTTCGATCAGATGGATGTGCAGCGAGTACGGGCTGGTCGGAGTTGGCGCCAGCTGTTTGATTACCGCAAAAACATCGCCGGATAAAAGCCAGGATGTAAGTGCCAGCTGCTGCAATCCATAAAAGTTGTTTATGCCAGTGGCGTCGCAGGACCGCTTCTTTCGAGCCCAGAGTTCAAACTCTGCCTCTGTCCGTCGTTCCCACGCCGCCGCTTGCTCCGGCGTTAAACCTAAAATGTCCGCGTTCGGCTTGCTTTGGAGTCTGAGTCCGCAGCCGATCACATTGGTGCGGTTGGTTTTAACCGCCGAGGTTGCCAGTGGTGCCGCCATGTATAGCATCCTGGCTCTTTGCCTCATCGTATAATTGTTCCAGTCGATGTCCTCCCGGGCTGAGATACTCGAAGCAATGAACGACTTGAGCGCACGCTTGCGCCAGCTCGCGCCTGCGTCGCCGTATCCGCTGTTGCTTACCCTCTTAGCTTTTCCGGTTGGCACCTCTGGGCTGATCTTTTCCTGCATATCTGCCCTCCTTACCAGTCGCGGGGGATCACCCCGAGAGCTTTGCGTCTTGCACCGCCTCCCTCAAGTTCAGCAAGCTCGTCCTCAAGTTCTTTGATGGCGCTGCGTATGGTTGAGAGGTCGGTGTTGTATCGGGTGGCGTTTCGGGATCCGACACCGTATGACTGGACGCCACCGCTCAGCATCTCGGCTTCTCTTTTTTTGTAAAGGTCCAGCCGCTCCCGGATGCTTTCAATCCGGACTTTTTTCTGCTGCTGTGTCATGTGCTTTCCTCCTTACCACTCGTCACCGTATAGGTCACGCTTTTTCTTTTTCTTTGGAGGCGGCTGCTTCGGTTTTGGTTCATCCAGTCCCTTGAGCCGTCTCTCTATCGCGTCGAGATCAGGATCCACGACGCGGAAGCCTGCCATCGCGTAGTTGCGACAGTCAAGCGCCTCGTTTCTTTCGTGCCCCGGGATCTTTTCCCAGGCCCATCTTTTGCCCTGCCTGCTTTTCTTTCGGACAAGAGTCTCCGAGAGCAGACCGTTGAAGTAGTTCAGGTCGTACCCGCGTTCCTCTCCGAGAGGAAAATGGCAGTATTTTGTCTCACCGGATGGATCAGCAACGCGCAGGGCTGACATGATCGAGCTCTTTCCGGCGTCAACACCGATGGTGTAGAGCCAGCAGGTCACGCGCTTGTTGTCTCTGATCGCAACCTTTGACGGCGGGCTGATGTACGGGATGCCCTCACCGCCTTTTCCTTTGATGGCAAATACGCGCTTGTTGAGGCGTTTCCGGCACTCACTGTAAACCTCCTGGGTGTAATGTCCGCCGGAGTCCACAAAAGTAATGGAGATCCGGAGGGCTTTGCCGTTCTGGTATTTGTAAGTGTGTTCAACCACATCGTCAAGGCGTTCCCATACTTCCGGATTGTCGGGTTTTCCCATGATGTAGCCCTTTTTGATGCCCCAGGTGGCGCCGCCTTTTCCGTGGCCGACGACCTCATATTCCAGACGGTTGTCCTGAGTATCAACGCCGCAGGTAAGACAGAGTACACCGTCCGGCAGTTCTGCCGGATACTGCTCGCGCCTTGTGAGCATGGAGTCCTCGTCCTGGATGTCGCCGCGCTCCTCCCAGAGCTCGCCGAGCAGGGTGTTGAGCACAACCTTGAGACGCTCGGGATCCTTTTGCGCATCCAAAAACTTGGTGGCAATCTTTTCCCATGGCGTCCATGGTGATGCAAAAGCGGAGAGCCAGTAGCTTCTCACTCCGTTCGCCGCAGCTTCCGGATTTTGAGCCACCCACTTGGCCGGTTGCTTTCGCATCTGTTCTTCTGTAGAGATGCAGCCGCAGGCCGGGCAGCAATATGTCAGAGGGCCGACGATCTTGTTTTTCTTTTTTCCGTGCACTGTCACGATCTTGTGATCGAAGTGGATGCGGTTGAAAGTGATCTCGGAGTATTCACCACACTCGGGGCACTGGTGGCACCAGCGTTCCTGGGTTCCCTCGTAGTATGCCGTCTCGATGTTCGAGAAGTTCTTGATCGTAGGAGTGGAGACCTCCACGGCCTTAGCATTGTAAAAGGTCGCCTGTCTTGCTTCTGCAAGAGCCCATGGATCTCCCTCGTTGCCAGCTGACACCGCCCAGCGGTCGCGCTCGTCGCCGATGATGTACCGGCACGGTGTTGAAGCCAGGGCGCTGGCGCTGTTTGATCCTGTGATGGTCAGCATCCCACCGGGGAAAGACTTCTGCAGCACGGTGCTGGTCGCGTCTTTGCCTTTGATGTCAGTCACTCGGCTTTTGAGGACTTTGCTGTCCCGGATCATCGGTGCGATCCTCAGTCTTGAAAACTTTCGAGCATCTTCCAAAGATGGCTGCACGAAAAGTATCGAGCCGGGATCCTGGTGCATAATGTAGCCGATGATGTTCAGCTCCATCTCGGACTTGCCGACCTGTGAAGCTGCCACCATGACGATCTTGTGTATCTTGGGATCCGTAAAGGCTCCCATCGGTTCTTCGAGGTACGGGGTGCGGCTTGTTCGCCACGGTCCGGCCTCTGCTGATGTTTCCGGTGATAAGCGGCGGTACTTATCGGCCCACTCAGCCACCGTCAGATTTTCCGGAGGCTTAAAGTGTGAGAGGGCACCGGAGACCGCAGCGTTGAGGTTTTTTATTTCCTCATTCTTCGTCACCGTCATCGGTTGCCTCTTTCCAGCCCTCGCGCTCCCTTACGCGCTTGGCGTATTCTTCGGGATCGTATTTGTAGTTGGAAAGCTCCTCCAGCACTGCGTAGCACTCGCGTCGGATGATTTCCGATGCTTCTGGAGCAGAGTCAACCGCTGCCACATCGACGGCAAGCCGTCCGGGCAGTGCGATGATCATGCTGCGGATCGTGTAGACCAGGTCGGTCGTGATCGCCTCAACATCCTCACTGCGGTGCATCTGTCCGCGTAGCTCTTTGAGCTGGAGTTCCGCCATGTCCGCCTTGGCTCTTTTCAGATCAGCCTCGGCGGCGAGCTTTTCCTCTTCGGTTTTTTTGTTTTTCTGATCGCGTCCGTTTGCTTTATCGCTCAGGTATGCGATGTATTTGCGCACCGTCGGAAGCAGATCGAATTGGTAAACACCCTCGACCTTTTTCCCGTCAATGATGCCGTCCTTTGCGAGCTGCTGCACGCGCCTCTCGCTCAGGTTGAAAAGCGTGGCCACGACGGCGGTGCTCTGCAGGTTTTCTTTTGCCGCCATCCTGGCGCCTCCTTTCACTTTCTCCGGGCGGTCGCCGCCGGGCAGACGAAACGAAACGCCCGAAAAATTTTTCTCAAAAAATTTTCGATTTCTGGGCTCGCCAGCACCGCAGTCGGCTGAGAACTGTCACAGTACCTTGACGAGTGCCGGTTGGATTCCGGCGGGGCGGGGGCGTGGTGGTCGCCTTTGGGTTGGCGTACGCCCGGGCCGTGGCTCTTGCCGCCTGGTGGTGGCTGGCGTGGCTGTTACTTGCTCAGCATTTGCTCTGCGTTGTGGTTGAGTCTGGCAATCATTCCCTCCTCGATCCGCCTCTGTATCTCCTCGGCCACCTTTTCGTTGGTGATCATCTGGGGCACGGATGTGGACTTGATAGAGGTGATTGGCGTGCGACTATCTCCTGTTCTTTGGAACGGGATGTAGCCCTCGCCTTTGTTGGTTCCCAGGAAAGCGGAGGGCGGCAGGTTCTTGGCCTGTCCCTTGTGGATCTCGACGCTTATCTGGTACGCCTTTATTGGATAGACCGGAGCCACTTCTCCGGTGAAGCCCTCGACATTCTCACCGGGGATCAGGCGCTTGTCCTTTTCCCTCGCTGCCTTTGGCTTCTTCGGTTTCATCTTGAAGTGGATCGGAGTCAGGAGCCGCCCTTTGTATTCGAGCCCGATGTTGTCAACCATGGTGCCGCTGACTTTAATGGATCCGATTTTCCTGGCGCCGGTCATGGCACCCTTGACCTCGGACTTCTTGATGTTGTATTCCTCGGACACCGCCTGGCTGATCCATCCAGGAGCTCGGCTCTTGAAGTCGGACACGGTTCGGCTGATTGCCTTTTCTGCGTCCTTGTTCATGGCCTGGAGGTTTTTGCAAAGCGTGGCGTAGTTCTTAATCGAGATCTCCATGCTGTTCGCCATGGCTTGCCCTCCTTTCTTTTGCATACAAAAACAGCAGGACGGGGGTGCCTGCTGTTTTATGATGTTATTGCTTTTCACTGTATTTCATCAGTATAAAATTAAATTATTATTTACTACCATGCGCTTGCGTTCTATTCTGTTTGCTTCCGTTTACTTCCGCACTTTTTAATATAAACCGTTGGGTTTATTGGCTTTTCGTGGGTTTTGTTTTCTCGTTGTAAATCCTCGCAAGAGATACAAGAGCCGACCCGTGGAGTCTGTAGGATTTTTGTAGATACATCGAGCCAGCTCGCTTAAAGTCCGGCTCTTTGTGATATATCGCCCTGGCGATGTCTGTCCATCCCATACCGTCGAAGTATTTCAACCGTATGACCGCCCGCTCGTCTGCTTTCGAGATTTTTCTGATCAGGTGGTCGAGAGCTTTGCGCTCTGCCTCCATGGTCTGCAAATCGTCACCGATTTCCTTTTCCAGCTCGATAATCTCGGCGACGGAGTTGATCATCTTGTCGTTGCCTCCGCTGCCGCCTGGTATGGAGTCAAAGCTCGGGCTTTTGTATTCCATGGATGCCCTCAGTCTCTCAAGGCGTTCAAGCTGCATCTCGTGGTCTCTGCGCATCTCTGCGTATGCCTGGAGGCGTCCTTTGATTGCGTCAGTTTTTCCCATGATTTACACCTCCCCTGCTGCCGTGTTGGATCCTGCTGCCCCTGCTGCAAGAATAGGAGCCCATATATCCTCTGGCTGTTCCTTGCCTTTTCGGATTAGCTTTATGTCGTGCCCCCCCGTTAGCTGCACATAGCGGCGGACGATGGTGTCTGTGTAGCCTGGTGTCAGCTCCATGATGTACGCCTGCTGCCCCTGCTTCTCGGCTGCTGCAAGACTGGTACCGCTGCCGCCAAAGGGATCATAGACACCGTGAGCGAAGTCTGTATTATCAAGAAGCTGCTCAAACAATTCAAGCGGCTTCTGGGTTGGGTGGAGCTCATTGCCGGATCGGTTGCACCTCAGCACATTGCCGTATCCTTTGTGGCCGTCGAAGTGGGTGGAGGCGCGTGCTGCAAACATACAGAGTTCGTGCTGGCTTCTCCATCCGAGCCCCATGCCCGGCGTTTGCTTATCCCAGACAATCATCGACTTAACGCCGAAGCTGGCACCCTCAACGAGATCGAAGAGATAAAGCCACATTCGCCAGTCTGTAAACACATAGGCGAAGAGACAAGGGATGTCTGTCAACGCTTTACTGATCAGATTCTGATAGCCTCTTGTGCTTAATATGTCGTTGGCAATCATCGGCTGCGGCTTTCCTTTTCTGTCCGTGCCGATGCTTCCGGTGCTCTTTTGAGCTTCCTTTTGACCGCCTGAGCAGTATGGCGGATCTGTGAGCAGTATCTCTGGCTCGGCTCCATCCAGGAGCATGGCTTTGTCCTCTGGCTTTGTACAGTCACCACAAAGGACGCGGTGCTTTCCGAGGATCCACAAGTCACCGTACTGAGTTACCGGAGCGGCAGCAGGTTCCTCATTGAAGTCGTCACCTTTTTCGTCGTTCAGCTCCTCGTGGACGCTTTCGGCCAGCTGGTTGATGATCTGCTCGATCTCGGTCTCTTTGTAGCCCGTCTGGTCGAGGTCAATCTCTCCGGTGTCTATCTCTGCGAAGATGTCCGCCAGCATCTTGTTGTCAATCTCCGCAAGCTCGGCGATGCGGTTGTCGGCAATGAGGTCGGCATATTCCTCCGCCTCTGATGCGTAGTCCTGGTAGTCCACCGGCACCTGATCCAGTCCGGCGAGCTGTGCCGCCATGAGACGGCCGTGACCTTTGACGATGTAGCCGGAGCGGTTGGAGACCGTGATCGGCTGACGCCAGCCCGATGACTTGATGATCTTGGCCAGCATCTTGATCTGATCGTCCGGGTGCTTGTTTGGGTTTGCCGGGTTCGGTACCATCTTTACCGTGTCCACGATCTTGTCGTGTGCGCAGTAAACCGGCACACCTGCCGCAATCCCTTTTTGCTTTGGTTCTGCTTTGGTTTCCTCTTTCTTTGTTTTTTCTGACATTATCTGTCCCCCGTTTCTTTGTTGTTATTGTATATTTTCACCACTGGAGGAGCTTGCCGCACCAGTGGCAGTGCTCGTTGTTTACGCCGATTCTCCGGCAGCAGGCGGGGCAATAGTAGATGCCGCCGCCTCGCTTGGTTGGTGTTGCCGGTGTCTCATAATATTCCGAGAGCCTCGCGCTCATTTGGGCCGCTGCTGCATAATCGTGAATAATATCCGCAGCCTCCTCGACTGCTGCCGCATCGTCACCCTTGAGGGTGGAAGCGATCCGTGAGAGGGTGGCACTCAGTTCCTCGTATGGTCTCGCCTCTTTGCGCTGCTTCTTACCCATTCTGGCCACCTCCGCGACGGATCCGTTCGAGGTCTCTGAAAACGCCGCCTTTTTCCCGGAGTGCGCAGGTGGAGCAGGCGTACCGTCCGCCCTTTTTTATGTGCCACATCGCCTCTGTGCTGATCCATATCTGCTTACGGCAGACGGGACACTCAGAGAGTTCCCAGTCGCGATGCTTTTCCTTTACCTGGTCCCATCCGCCTACATTATCCACGGACGGGCAGCAGGCGATATTGTTGGCCGGTAAGTTATCCACTTCTGTGGTGATAACTGTCACCTCGCCGCCGTTTCTTATATCTATAAATCCGACCGCTTTCTTTTGCTTTTTGTCGGTTTTAGTCGCTTTTGTTCTCATGCTGCTGCACCTCCCTCAATTCTTTGGATCTCTCAAGCAGTTGCCAGGCCGCGCCGATGGCGTTCTCAAGCACCGGACCACCTCCGATGTGGAAGCCACAGAGGAGATTCTTGCAGGTGTATGTCACCTTGACCGTCGGCCCAGGGAAGCCGGAGAGGCATCTCTCGACATCCGCGCCGCAGATCGGACACTTTGCTCCTAACACGATCGATCTATCCATGTCTTACCTCCTCCCATATCCGTGCATCGTCGTATATCGTCCACAAGCCCTGCTGCCCGCGCCACTCAATCGGACGAGAGAGCGGCCGGATGTTGTCGAGCACCCAGGCAAAGCGCCCGGGACGGTAGTCGCCGAACATCCTCTCCTGGAGTGTGAGCTGTTCCACGTATTCCTTGGAGAGTGGCACCACGTCCACGAGATCAGCCACCGCAAGGATGGCTCCATGCGGCAGCGGTTTCGGTATGTCCTTTAGAAGCTCGTCAGCGAGACGTCTGCCGTCTCTTGTCAGGACGTCGGGTTGTGCTTTCATGAGTCCGGCGTGGATCGCTACCGGTCCGCGGTAGTGCGTCATCCAGCTGCGCGTCTCTATTTTCTTTTCTTCCAGGGCGATCAACTGCGCCCATGGCTGTCGTATCGTGATTGCTTTCAATTTTGACCACCTCCGTGATAATTACAGTCCGGGAGAGCGTTATTTCTTCCGGCGGAAGCTGTCCGCGTTCGGGCAGGTCGCCCAGTGTGGCAGATAGCCCCGTTTGTTCGTCTTGTGTTCCTCGACCAGTTCGCAGGAGAGCACGTCCCCGGCAGCGGTCACAATCTTCTGAGGTGCGCCCGGTGATTCGACATAGCTCAGAGGCTTGACATCGCAGGGCATTGACTTCCCGGCGCGGGTTCTGATCCATAAGATCGGAGCTCCGCAGGCTTTGCAGGTTCCCTGGTTCATTAGTCGCCCTCCTTTTCGTGCTTATCTCTACGCCTGCTGCCGTGGCCGTCTTTGTTAATGATGGTCAGGATCACCAGCGTGGCGCATATAATCAATGTGATGCAGATGGCTGTTGCGTTCATGTTTCTTCCTCCATTTCCTGCTCCATCCGGAGCATCTTCTTGAATGACTGGTAGGCTGGCGGTGTAAACTCGCCGCGCCCCTCCCATGCTTTGTAGGCTCCATTTATCAGGCACTCCATGGCATAAGTCTCGGCGCCGCCGTATGGCTTGAAGTCCCAGCCGTAGCCCTTTACGTGTTCAATAATCGCATCGAGCAGGACGCCGTCACCTGCTGCCTCTATGACCTCTCTGGCGATCTTTGACCACCTGGAGAGTGGGAGCAGGCCGATCTTTGTCTTGAAGTGATCCTCTCCCTGGTATGTCCGGCGCCATGAGCCGTTTGGGAGCTGCTCTTTGCTTTTCAGTTCGGAGATGTACCAGCGGACACCCGGCCGGATATCGTCGTATGTCAGCTTGGCGGTATCAATCGTCTGATCCTGCTGCATCCTCGTCCTCCTCTCCGTATGAGATCTCGATGCCCTCCAGCATCTTGATCACGCCGCTCAGGAAGTCCACACGGAAGTCCTCAAGCTCGTCTGGACGGATGTATTTGCGGCCGTAGATCTGTTTCATGTCGCGCCATGTCTCCCAGGGGATCCGGTAGAAGTCCTGGAGCCCGAAGCTCACCAGCACAAAGGTGGCGGCTCCGAGCTTGTGGTGCTTTGCCAGTGCGTCCAGTTGCTCCTCTGATAATCGGTCGTAGGTGATGCGGTCGCTGTCCGTGTGTTTTGCCTCAAAGACGACCGAGCGGCCACCGGTGAGGGTGCCCTTGAAGTCCGGCTGTGCCTGTTTGGTGTAGCAGGCAAGAAACCGTCCCATCCGATCCGGCTTTTTGAGCGGCCGCATTGGCTCCGGCGTTTTCTCAATAAATGCCACACCCATGGTCTCGTACCAGCGGAGACTCGATTCTATCAGCTGTTCAAAATAGTCACCTGCTGCCCGTGACTGTCTCCCCCGGATGGACCGTTCGTACTTCTCGGCGTTGGCTACCGCTTCCGTTGCTGTCGGATCCGGATAGCCCTCGCTGTTTTTGCCGCCCATCAGGTCGCGCTCCTTAAATACCCAGAGGCAGCAGGCGCCGACTTCTGGAAAGCGGCAAGGATGTCCTCCTGGATGTCTTTCGCCGACGGTGCAGCAGTCGGTGATGTGATATCGACGCCGATGCCCGACTCCTTAATCTTCGGAGTGGCAGCAGTGCCGTCCATTGATGCCGGTATGGCAGCAGGCGCACCGGCTTCCATGTCAGCGGGCAGCAAATCGAAACCTCGGAAGATCTCCGCAGCGTCCAGGATAGGGATGTTATGCTCTGCAGCGTACTTTAATTCCCGACGCATCCCTGCGCTTGGGCGTTTCATGTAGAAAACGAGCATACCGTCGCATCTGCTTAGGAGCTCAATGCCAGCATCCATGCCGAGGTTTCTCTGATTCTCGTTCGTATCGTCTAAAAACTGGGTAAAATACACATGAGGCGCGATAGGAATGTACTCGGGCATGGTCGTCATGACCAGCTTGCAGTATTCCTGCGCCATCGTGATATTGTGCTCATAATTGCCATCATGTCCGCGACACGGTGAGCATATATAAAGCAGTTTTTTCATGTGTCTGTTGTCCTCCTTTTTGTTTATAGATATGCTTCGGGCGGAAGTGCTTCCAGCATATTGTTAAATTGCCTGACCGCCTGATCGTATTCGTAAAAGTTCGCTGCGGCCGCCTGCTCGTATAGCTCCTCGATATTCTTAACCAGTCTCAGGTATCCGGTGTTTTTGTCCCTCAATATGTCAAAAGCTGCTTTTAAACTGTCGTATCGGTAGTGCAGCCCTATGTAAGACTGGTAGACTTTCAGACAAGCGGCCATGCACTCGATCAGCTCGTCCTTTGTCATCCTTTTGAGCTGCTTCGCCGCTTCGCTTTCCATCCACTCGCTCGGCAGATCAAGTCCAAAATAATCCTGTTCGTAAGTGTCAAAACCGAGATAGCCGCTGGATCCTCCTGTTTTGCCCGCCACAAATATGAGATCGAAGCACTCCGGCACGTAGTGGTTTTCAAGATCTTCGCGCATCTGGTCGCATTCTGCGCATAAATCAGCGAACATCATCTTAAACTCATACGCCTCATCCTCGTCGCCATCCATGGCGTTGATAAGGGTTTCCTCGTCTGTCTCCCAAAAGTATCTAACATTGTCACACTCCTCGGAAATCTCGTCGAGCTCCTCCCTGATCATCCAGATGTTTAAGTCTTTAGCGATGGGCTTCTTATATCTCAGATTTCTCGCCTTTTGTCTGCGCGTTTCTTCTTCTTTTGTCATGTCGCTTTTTCCTCTTTTTGCCTGCTGCCGTGGTCGCAATCATTAGATCCGCCATCATGTTGGCCACTTCTCCGGATTCGACATCGCTGCCGTGGATGTGGTGGCGGTTTTTGACCGCGTGCTGTGCTTTGGTCTCCAGGAGCAGGTTGTCGATGTGCCAGTTGGTTGTGTCGCCGTCTGCAAAAGTCACCATGCTCCCGTCCGGGATTGGACCGTTGTGCTGTTCCCACTCAAGCTGGTGCTTTAGCCGCCATTTGTTTGGCTGTGCCACCTTTTCGTAGTAGTAAGGATGTGATCCAGGCTTGTTTCTGGTTGTCTTGCGGAGCCTCAGCGTCCCGACCGGCGTCCCTCCGTTGTGAGGGATTTGTCCTTTTTGGAAGCGCGTCGCTTTGGTTCGCTCAATGGCTTCCGGGCTCATGAAGTCGGTCTGTTTCATTCCTTTGTTAAAACTCGTCTGGCCTTTTTCAAAGCGTCCGGTGAGACCGCTGTCCAACTTGTTGCGTGCGTAGTATGCTTTTATCTGTGCCTTGGTGAAGCTGGTGCCAAAGTGTTCGTTTAAGAGGTCGGCCATTGCCTGGTGTCCGGTTCCTTTATAATGTGCCAGGATAAAAGTGTCCTGCTCCGGTGTCGTGAGGCGTTTCTCCGGCATTTTCTTTCCATTGCGTCCGTAGTGGATGCCATGGTTCTGGGTGTAGGAGTGTACCTGCGCCGGTGTCATGTCTATGCCGAGATCCTCCTTGATCTTCAGGGCCAGTTGCCTGGCTGTGTACTTTTTGAAGTGCTTGCGGATATACTCCTCAAGCTCTGGTGGGTATATCCTGCGTGGCATTGTCCGTCACCCCCCCACCTTTGCAGATCCGCCGCCTGCTGCATTCATCCCGATCAGCATCTGCCTTGCTGACTCCGGTGCGACTTCGAGACCGAGTTCCTCGGTGGCATACTTTAGCGCGTCCAGCTGCGTCTTGTGAATCTCGACGATGGTCTTGGCACTCTCAGTGATCGCCTTGCTGCGTTTAATCGCCTTTTCCAGTCCCTCGTCATCCAGCTCGTCATCGTTTACCCTCTCAATCTGCTCGAAAAGGTAGTTTTTCAGGTCGCTCATTGTATTCTGCATGGGTTTCCTCCTTGTTTTCTTTTATGTGGGCTCCTGGACTGCTGCCGGGCGTCAATAATATGACGCCGCAGCTCGTCCATGGTTTTATTCCTTTGGTTTTTCTCTGTCGAGCTGTTTCCAGCTCTTTGGCTTCGGGCACTCCTCCAGCGGATGCCCTTTGCCGTCCGTTTTATAGTTGAGAGTGCAGCCGTGAGCTTCTCCGCTCATTGGATGCCCGCCGGTTTCTGCTGCATAGCAGCCTTTGCAGGTTTTATTCATGGCCACCCTCCTTTATTCATCGTCGCCGTCATCGGCGTCGTCGTTTTCTTCATCGTCCTCGTCCGGTTCGTCGTAGTATTCGCCGTCTGTGCAGTATCCGTACTTCTCACCGTCCCAGTCGCAGGTGTCAGTCTCTTCGTTGTAGTGCTTGCATCCATCGCACTGGATGTTGTCCACCTCGTTCTCTGTCACGGGCTCAGGCTTGTCGAAGAGCTCATGGCTTCCGTCTGTGATCTGGCGGAGTTCATCGTCTGACCAACCAAAACCGAACGGCTCCAGAGCTTTCGCGACTGCTGCCATCTTCCTGATGCTTTCGTCTTTTGCGAGACAGCTCCAGTCGGCCATCTCAATATTTTCGAGCCCTCTCTTGAAAAGGATCAGCATCTGCTGGTCGATCGGGAGAGCTGTGAACAGCTTTTCGGCGTTTTCTTTTTCTTCGCCTTTGATGGTCCACTTATCCTTGCCGGTGATGTAGGAGAGAGCGTCGCCCATGCTTGCATAGGTCTCCATGGTGAGCAGTGCGCTCCATATACCAGGGAGAGATTCCTCCGGCTTTATCGGTTCCACGCGGCCGTCGATGATATTCTTGATAAAGTCCATGATTTCCGAGACCGCTGCCTTTGTGCGTTCCTTGATCTTTTTCTTTTTCTTTTCTCTTTCTTTTTGTTCTATCTCGTATGGTGAGAGCTGTCTTTCTGCCTCTTTCTGCTTTTTCTTTGCCCGGCAGATCTTGAGACCTCGCCAGCTTTCACTCCAGAAGAGCTCGTCGCCCTCGGCCGCTCCCTCGATTCTAAGTCGCTTTGCAGGTTCTTCGCTCAGGTCGATCTCTTTCAAGGTCTCGAAGTTGGTGCCGTAGTCGTTGCGCATCTTGGGTTTTTCCTTGATGCCTCTGGCGTCCAGCATCTCAAGCCACACCTTTGCGTGCTCAGCTCTTTTTTCTGCTGTCACTTCCTGCAGGGCTCTTCTGACGAGATCCTGGGAGCTCGTTGCTTCTTTGAGCACCTTGTTCCTGGTCTTGATGTTCTTGATCTTCTCCAGCTCGTAGTAGTCCTTGAGGGAGAGCTGGAAGCTGTCGTCTTTTTCTTTTTCCCTGACCACCTTGCTGTCGAGCTTTGCGATGTTGAGGCGGTGCTGGATGGTAGTGTGGCCAAAGCCAGTCTTTTTCTCGATAGTCTCAATGGTCTCACCGAGATCGAGCATCATCTGAAAGCCCTGAGCCTGCTCCCAGATCGTCAGGTCATTGCGCTGCATATTCTCTTCGAGCATGATGCCGAGCTGCGTCTTGAACGGGATCCGGGTGAGGATCCTGCAAGGGAGCTCTTTGATGCCTGCCTGTCTTGCGGCTTCGAGTCGGCGGTTGCCGATCAGTACGAAGTATCGGTGCTCGCCCTTGCTGCCGTTCGGATTCTCCTCAAAGGGTTCCACCGGCACGTCTGCGTTGTAGTCCTTGTCTTTGCCGATCATGATGATGACGGTGAGGTTCTGCATGACGCCGTTCTTTTTCATCGACTCCACCAGCTCCGTGAGATCTCCGAGGTCTTTTCTCGGGTTCTCCGGGTGATGCTCCAGCTGGCTGGTGTTGATCATGACGATCTTGCTACTCTGGTACTCCTGGGTGGTGGTTTCCTCCGCCACGGGTACCAGGTTTTCTGTTTTCTTCTTAGGTCTTGCCATTTTCTTTGTCCTCCTTTGTGATTGTGGGCTCCATTTACGCGGGGACGCTCAGGTCCCCGCATTTGATACTATTGGCGCTTCGCTTTGATAGAGATGCGGAAGCAGACGGGCACGCAGAGCGCGCCGGACGCGCCGTAGTAGTTGGAGTACCCGTACGCGTCCACAAGCACGACGGCCGTCGAGGTGCCTGAGTACGCCGAAGCAGCCCACCAGTGAGCCATTTCCTCGCCTCCCGGCTCGGTGGCTTTCATGCGGTTGCGTCGGTCTTTGTAAAAATTGAGCTGCTTATAGAGCGGAGCATACCAGTCATCGTCCGGCTCAAAGAGCTCGGAAGCGTCCGGCAGGAAGAGCTTTGATCTGAAAGTCATCTCGTCAGCATCTTCCTCACCACCCTCTGTGAAGCGTCTCTCGGTGTCAATGACCAGTTCCTGGATGTAGTCCGGCAGGAGCGGCAGCATCTTCTCGTTGAGATACTCCTGAGCATCAGACGCCCAGACACCGCCAGCATTGCCGCCTTTTTCGTTCCACACGGTCTTGCCGAGGCAGTCATGAGAGTCGAAGCGGATCCAGTCCTCACCGCGGTCAACAATGTCAAAACGTGCGGTCCGCCCGTCTGTCAGCTCCATGGTGATATAATCACCGACTGCTGCATCTGCAAGATCCTCGATAAAAGTCTGAGGCTTGTGCACCTTTGCTGCGTTTTCGCAGCATCCACACTCACCCTGCTGCATTTTCACAGCATACATGAACGGCTTGCCGATCTCTTTTAAATATTCCATCGCCTGGCCCATTGCGCCGTCTCCCTCAGCTTCGATGGCCATGGTTCCGGTGATAATTTTGACCTTTTCCATGTGCTCCCTCCTTATGCGATGATGGTGATCTGCTCGCGGTTCGGGATGTCTGCAAGAGCTTCCTCAAGGTAGTGCTTTACATTAGCCACCGCCTCGGCTTTCCAGAGTCCACCGTCAGCTGCTACGAGCTTAAAGGTCGGAGGGCATCCCTCGTTCTTTTTGATGCGGAAAATGAAATCGCTGGCAGGCTGGTCCACCTCCAGGAAAGTGCGGTAGGGTGTTAGGTTCACCGGATTCGGCACGATGGCGTTGTCCTTGTGTGCGACTCCACTCTTAATCACAACCTGCTGGGTGACGCCGTCGTCACTGTACTGCTCGTTCTGCTGGTCTGTGATGTTGGCCGCTACGGTTGCGACAGCTGTGCGGTCATCCGACTCCTTGAAGCAGCTCTGTAAAGAGATCAGGAAGCGCTCCTGGTCATATTCGTGACCAAAATCAAAAGAGGGCAGGAGAGCTCTGACCGTGAAAAGTGTCTCGCGTTTTCTTTCCTTTGTGAGTCCGGAGAACAGTCTCACCGTGGTCTCGTCCTCGACCTGGATGATCATGCTCTCGCGGAGCTCGTCCCTCTTTTGCTTGATGTAATCCACCAGAGCGGTGAGGGTTGTCGCTTCGATGCTTTTAGCCATCGGTTCCTCGTCGTATCTGGTCAGGTTTTTGTTGCAGTAGGTCTTGCCGTTGATCTCTACGACCTCGGGCTTTTCTGCTTTCGTTGCCAGTTCTGTGATAAAGGCAAGTGCGTCCTTAATCATTTTCGTCCTCCTTTTCGTCCGGTCCCACAAAGGTGACCGTTTTCTCGTTGTATGGGTTTATGTTTCCTGCTTTGAAGATCCGACCGCAATCAAAACACCGCAGGTGCTCCTTGCCAGCCGTTGTCTTTGCCATACCTGCACACACCGGGCAGCCCGCCCGACCGTCCGGGTGCAGATATACCGAGTATTGCATCAGCCCTCCGCCGCCATCTTGGCCAGTGCGTCGTAGTTTGGCGGATCTAAGATCTCGCCGGTCTCAGGATCTACGTCAACGCCGGGGATGGGTGCGAGTGCAGCCGCTCCCGTGAGCCTCTTGCCTTTTCTCAGGTCAATCGGCGGTGTTGCCGGATCCGGATCTTCCACGACCTGGGCATTGATGATTCTCGCGTTATCTTCGCCGATGACCTCCGGCGCGGTCTGTGCCAGTTCCCTGATCGACATCTGTCCGGGGATGTTGCCGTCGTACTCGCTGATCATGACCTCGCCGGTGCGCATATCCGTCCCCATGAGCATCTGTGTCTCAATGGCTTCGGTGCTGGCCAGCTTTGTGGTGACCATGATCTGTGTGTTTACGACCTGGCGTGTCTTGCTTGGTGCAAAGGTCAGTACAATGTTGATCTTGCGCTTTGTCGTGGGCTCCGTGTTCGGGTTTTGGATGTTCTCGCCGACCTGCAGGAGTGCTTCGCTCACTTTTTCACGAAAAGCACCCTCCGCGAAGTCGTTGAGGTCGATCATCCAGTCCGAGTCTCTGTGGTGTCTCATTCTGTGGATTCCTCCTTTTCCTCTATGCGTTGGACTTCCGGATCCTCCGCGGTTAAATAGTTACCTCTTAACGCTCCGAGCTCAAGGCGCCGGAACGCCTCTTCCCGTTCTTCACGTGCCGCCCTGGCTTTTTCGATCATCTTCCTCGATTCGCCCGAGAGGTTTTCCGTGATGCTGTCGATGGCTTTCCGGATATTCGGTGCCACCTGCTGCCTCTGTCTCTCTCTTTCATAGAGCGGTTTGTATATATCCATAAACGCCACGCGATCCAGTCCGGGCTTGCCGCCGACTACCGCCTGGCGGCGCAGCTCTCTGAGGTTTGACCATCCGACCGCCTTGACGGCTGTCTTGATCAATTCCGGGAGCTTGTCTGACTGGTCCTCATAATCTCCGCCAGCATAGAGCAGGTCAGTGACTGCTATCCACGCCTCGTCTGGTTCGATCATGTCCGGGCATTGTATGGCAAGCATGATCTCGCGGATCTCCGCGATGCTTGGCGGCCATTTATTGGTCTGTATATGCTTTGCGACCGCCAGTTGTACGAGTTTTGCATCATCTTCGGCAAAGGTAGCCGCCCAAATGGTTGCCATGCCCTCGACTGCCTGCTCAGATGCAAAGCGGTCGTGGTTAGGATAAGCCGAGGAAATTGCTGCCAGTACCTGAGCTGTTTCCTTTTTGGTCATCCGCTGCATCCTCCTCTCTGTAGATGCGTTCAAGCACTCCCATGGTGTCGATCTTGCCACCGGCTGCCGGTCTTGAGGTTCCTCGTGCTCCGGCAGGCGTGAGCTCGTCGTCCCATCTGCCCTGGTTCAACCATGTGGCAGGATGTGGGATGTATTGTCCATTGTCCCGCTGCCACTGGGCTGACATCTTGGCCGCCTCGACAGCTGTGAGGATCTTCTCAAAGAGATCCGCGTCCGGTTTGATTTTCTTCCAGGACTTTTGTGCTGCTGCCTTGCCTACTTTTCGAGGGTAGATCTTCCAAAAAGCATCGAAGCGCTCCGCCTGGAGGTCTTTCTTCTCGGACTTCACCGCCGCAGGTGGTGAGAGTGTTTCTTTTGTCTCTGTATCTGTATCATTGTCTGTATCTGTATCATTATCTGTATCTGTATCGGGTTTTTTGGGTTTCTCAAAAAACCGTTCGTTTTCTTGGCTTTCTTTCGGTTTTGGTGGTCGCCCACCTTTGAGACCGTTCCGGCGGTTCGTTTCGCACTTTTTCTCGTATTCTTCGCGGTCCCTGTCGAGCTGCGCCTTTATGAAAGAGTAAGCCATCGCCGCCGCACCTCTTAAATATGTGGGCTCTGGTCGCTCCGGATCCTCATGTGCGAAGATTGCCCGGAGTAGTTGTCCGCACTCTGCATCAGTCAGTTGATCGAGGTGCTCGGCGTAGTCCAGATAAAGCAGGAAGCTCTTTTTTGTGTCCTGCATCTTGGCCACCTCCTTGTATTAGTTGAACGGGAGCTCCTCGTCGATTCCGTCCGGTATGTTCATAAAACCATCATCCGGAGCAGATCCGCCGCCTCCTGCATCCTGTGGCTTTGAGTCTGCGAAGTAGATATTTCTCGCAATAATCTCAGTCGTGCGGTGTTTTACGCCGTCTTTTTCCCAGTCGTTATTGTGAAGAGATCCGGAGACGACGACCTGGCGTCCTTTGGCCAGATGTTTCTCGCAAAACTCTCCGAGCTTGTCAAAAGCTACCACCGGGAAAAACTCCGCCTTGCCGTTCGGCATATTGACGGCCAGAGAGAAGCGCGAGACCGCTTTCCCCTCTGCGGAGTATCGTGTCTCGGGATCCCTTGTCAGTCTCCCGAGTTCGTTGACCTGGTTCATATTTATCCTCCTTGTGTTATGCTGTCGGGTTTGATGCTCTTGCCTCGTCAAGCTGTCTGCAGATGGAGTCGTACTCCTCGCGGGTTAGGTCTGCCGGATCGGTGTGCCGATAAAGCCGCTGGATCTGTGCCAGACATTGCTCGCGGCTCATGCCCGCGTCCTCTGCTTTTCTATATAGCCTGCCAATCTGCGCTTCTGACAGCTTTCGGGGTGTCTGCTGTGTCTGCTGCCCTTGCTGACCGTTTTGGGTTGCGGTCTGTCGGGCTGTCTGTTGCTGCGTCTGTTGGCTTTGTGGCCGTTCGCTGATCCGTTCCTGGTTGTCCGGATCGTCTGCACCCTGGTCGATGCCGAGCATCTCAAAAAGGTAATACTTGAGGCAGTAGGTGAGGGCGCTCCCTTTTGCCTTGTCTGGCCCGCCGTCGTTGGTGCCGATGGCGTGAAGTGTGACCGCCTGTCGGTCCTCTGGATTGTCTGCGTCCACCCATGTGATCTCTATGTCCGCTTCGTATACCCACACCTGGCGGTCGTAGCCGTTTCTTGTGTGCTGCGTATATGAGGAGTAGAAGAGCTCGTCGCCGTTCTCGGCGTGTCTTGTGGCTGTTTCTCCGGTTATCTTTAGGTTGACGTGCTGCTCATTCATGGCAGGCGTCAAAAATCGGTAAACGTCATCGATTCGGTTGAAACTGTACTCAACGCCGTCGCTGCGTTTTTCTTTCGGCATAGCAGGGATGCTCTTGCGGATCTCCACGAGCTTCTGCTCAAGGTTCAGAGAGGCGCCTGCTGCCGGTTTGGTTTCTTTTACAGTGTCGGGTGGCTTAGTTTTCGCTGCCGAAGTCTTGGCCGTGGATTGTGCCATTTTCTGCTCCCTCCTCTCTGAAAAATCTGTGACCGCCTATGGTGCAGACGTACACCTGAGACTCGTGCCACTTGCTTTCCGTTCTGGCCGGAGCGTAGAAGTATTTGATCGGCTCGTAAGTTACCCCCCATCCGAAGTCAAAGACTGCGGACACTGCCAGGAGTGACTCCTTTGACGGTTCCGGTCGCCTGGTTGTGTATCGATATTTCTCATAGACTTCCGCCGGACGGATGCCATCATCCTCGCAAGCCTGGAGGATGCACTGGGCGACCGCTTCTTTTCCTGCGAAGATCTCCGCACCGGCTTCCGCCTCGACTACGCTGGCAAGCTCCAAGCGTTCCTCGTCTGTGATTTCGTACCGAACAGCGGTGCCATATTCTGCCGCCCAGGAGCTCGTGAGCTCTGCAATATCGACGGGCGTGGTCTCTTCGGCGCCTGCTGCCCGAAAATACACCAGGATCACATCAGGATCCGGCTCGCTTGTTTCGGTTTCGTTCTTGGTCTCAACCATCTCCGGTGCAGTCTCGACTGCTTTGTCCTGTCTCGATGTGATAAGCACGAAAAAGGCGGCGATCACGATGATGGAGACAATGGCCGCTGCCACTCGTCTGCGCCTTGCGATGACCTTGCACCGCGGTTCTTTTCGTGGTATTATAACTGTGGACTTCCTCTGAGTTGTGGGCTCCGAGATGTCCCTGGAAGCACTCGGTTTTGACGGCTGGGTGCTTTCTTTATGCTCTTTGGTATCTATCATGCTTTTCTCTCCCTCTTTCTTTTTTTCCACCGCTTAAATTCAGCCCGGAGCTCGGGATTCTCGAAAGCTCTGCGCGTTGCTTTAATTAGCGACATACACACCCGGTCGCAGGTAGCAGGCGGCATGGATGTGAGTGATATTTGTGGACTGGTGTTCTGCATCTTGCTCCTCCTTTTTCGTGCTCTTGTTGGTTGCATTGTCTCTGCTTTCCTGGCTCTCTCTGCAATCGCAGACTTCTCCAGGATCAAGTGACGCGCCGCAGAACGGGCACGAGTAGTAATCGCTAAAATACTTCATTTACTTCCTCCTTTTCTGTTGCTGGAGCCGTTTTTCAAATGCGTGCTCCCATTTTTTGCGGACCCGGTACCGTCCGTTTTGATATTGATGCCACTGCCTTGGGGTGGCGACCTCTCTGAGTTCCTGCTGGTGCTTCATGTATTCCGCAAGCTCCGGCATAATCTCTCCGACCTTTTCGATGACTGATTGGATTGCGGGCGCGAGGGCTTTAGCGATTTTTTGTAAATACTTCCTGTGTCGTTTCGATCATCGCGTCAAAGGCTCGGCTGATATTTCCGAGCGCCTGCTGCAATCGCTCCATTTCTTCGTCCGTCAGACTGATCGAGAGCTCGCCGTTGATTTTTTCGGCGGTTCCGATAGGGCAGTTCTCGACTATTGCCTCAGCATCCAGCTCCGGGATGTCTGCCATGTACTTGCCGTTCATATAAACGCCGCAGGTCTTTGTTTCTTCCATGTCATCCCCTCCTTATGCGTAGGCTTCTTTCTGCTCAAAATCTTCGAGAGTCAGGTCTAACACACGACAGAGGTTGACGAGTTCGTCTGCCTTGAGCTTTCGGGTGCCGTTGATGGTCCTGCTGAGCAGGTCGGGTGTCATCCCGGCGCGGCGTGCGACTGTGGTCATTGTCATGCCTCTTTCGTCTATTCTTTCACCGATCACTTTGGTGATGTCTTTCATGGTTATGCCTCCTTTCTTAGTTGATGCGGTCGCCGTTGCAATAGACGACCATGCTGACGCGGTTTCTCTTTTTGTCATAATGTCCATAGTTTTCAATTCCGTCGAAGCCGATGATCTCGCGCACGATGTAGTTGATGGTGTTCGTTTCTGTCCTTGTGGCTGCTGGGTTCCAGAGTGCCTGCATGAGTGCGATGATCCCCTGGCGTCCGGTGTCGAAGTGACTGAGATCAAACTGAAAAGCTCCGAGCGCTTTCATGAGCTCCGGATCCTGTCCGTTTGCATCCTCCAGGATGCTGGCCATCTCATTGACTCCGAGTTCGATGGTGTAGATTGTTTTGACTTCCTGGGCTGTGACGATTGCCATGTTTTTGTTGTATGTGTGCATTGTTTACCTCCTTGTCGTGGGCTCTTATCAATCCCACGCTCCGTGGGATAGTGACAATATACACCCACGCCCCGTGGGTTGTCAAGATGTTTTATCTGCTTTTTTCTATTTTCCGTGGGGTTTTCTGTTGTTTTCGGGTGGTTTTTATGCTATATTTTCAAACAAAGGAGGTGGCGAAAATGAAAGAAGAAAAGAGCACCCGGCAGGTCATAGCGGAAACTTTGAAGCAGAAGCGCAAGGAAGCAAAGATATCCGTCAAGGATGTCGCCGATTTTCTTGGAGTAAAGCCCAACGCGGTGTATGCGTGGGAGGGCGGCCAAAATCAACCGGATGCCGAGACGCTTCTTGCTCTTTGTAGCTTGTACCATGTTGAGATCAGTGCGTTTTATTCTCCGGAGCCCACACCTGAGAGGAAGCAGCTGTCAGACGAGGAGCTGGAGCTTCTGGAGCTGTGGCATAATGCCACGCCGGAAAGCCGCAGCTCTGTCCTCATGGTTCTCAGATGCAACCAACGAGTGAAAAAAGAAGCGGCAATATCATAGTGGCGGATTTTTCATTTTAGGAGGTTCGATATGATAAACAATACGCTTGCGTCAGTTGTTGATGTGTTAGAACAAGCACCAGAAGCAGGGCAAAAGGCTCTGCAGACTCTTTTAAAAAATTCACTTTATAAGAAAAAGCAAAAGGCCGAGCCTGCTGCCGTCGAGCAGCTGGAGGATCTCGGTCTTGTATCCATGGTTGAGGGCTCCACTGTTTTTTCTCTGGAGCTTGATGCCTGCAAGAAAAAGGTCTACACCTATTTGATGCGAAAGTTTGAGGATCAACAGTATTATGACGAGGAGATGGAGCCGCACACCATACCGCACGGTGCTCAGATGGTGGCCAGCGTCTCTCTTTCCGGTTCTGAGCTCCGCGCTGAGTTCCCTGATGATGATGTCACCGCCTTGCTTGATGCTCACGGTGTCAACCGTTGCAGGGGGTGGAAGCCGTGAAAAAGAAAAAAGAGGTCGCTGCCGGATCGGTCCCTGCGGTGATCTATGCCAGGTACTCCAGCAGCGGACAGCGTGAGGAGTCCATTGAGGGACAGCTCAGGGACTGCCGTGAGTATGCCAAAAAGAACGGGCTGCTCATAGTCGGTGAGTATATGGATAGGGCTCTCACCGGTAGGACAGACAAACGCCCGGACTTCCAGAGGATGCTCCGGGATTCCGAACGCGGCGCTTTCAAGGTCGTGATCTGCTGGAAGATGGACCGCTTCGCCCGTAACCGGTACGACTCGGCCATGTATAAATACAAGTTGAAAAAGAACGGCGTGCGCCTGGTGTATGCGATGGAGTCCATCCCGGAGGGCCCGGAGGGGATCATCCTTGAGAGTGTGATGGAGGGCTATGCGGAGTATTACTCCGAAAACTTGAGCCAGAACGTCAAGCGCGGATATTATGACAGCGCTCTGGAGCTTAAAACGCTCGGGCAGACTGTTCTCGGGTATCGTAAAGGCGGGGACGGTCGTTTCGAGATTGATCCGGCCGCCGCTCCTATCGTCCGGAGGATCTTCGAGGAGTATGCAGCAGGTGAGCGAGGCAAGGACATCATCGAGAGACTCAATCAAGAGGGACACCGCACCGCACGCGGCGGCAAGTTTAACAAGAACAGCATCAGGAGGATCCTGCAAAATGAGAAGTATGTCGGCGTGTATGAGTTCAAGGACATCCGCGTCGAGGACGGGATCCCTGCCATCGTGAGCCGGGAGCTCTTTGAAGAGTGCGGCCGGATGCTTGAAGTCCATCACCGTGCGCCCGCTGCTAAAAGAGACGAGTCGTTCCTTTTGACGACGAAGATCTTCTGTGGAGAGTGTGGCGAGCCTATGACCGGAGACGCCGGTACCAGCAAAGGCGGTATCGTGCATTATTATTACATCTGCAACGGCAGACGGCGGCACGTATGCAAAAAGGAGCGCGTTCGCAAAAAGGAGATCGAGGAGGCTGTGGTTTCGGAGCTTGTCCGTCTGATCCATTCCGATGATTTTGTTGAAAAGGTTGCCGACATGGCGATGGAATACCAAAACAGAGAAAAAGACGACAGCGTTCTGAAAACGCTGGAAGCCAGACAAAAAGAGATAGAGAAAAAGATCGAGAACGTGATGCGAGCCATCGAGGACGGCATTGTCACAGCATCCACAAAGACGAGGCTCGTGCAGCTGGAAGCTGAGCGGGCCGACATTGAAAAAGGGATAGCAAAAGAGTTGATAAAGACGCCGGAGCTTGACCGCGATCAGATCGTTTTCTTCCTGGAGAGGTTCCGGGATGGTGATATAAAAGACGAGCGGTACCGTGAGTTTTTGGTTGACACATTTCTGCAGGCTGTTTTCGTTTATGATGACCGCCTGGTGATTACTCTCAATTATTCCGGCCAAAACAACAAGGTCACAAAGTCGCTGGCGGATAAAGCCGCCAGTGGCAAGGCTTCCGAGTGTTCGTGTTTTGCGCCATCCGGCGCATTGGGTTAGAGGCTCAGAAATGTTGAGAAATCAATATTTCTGAGCTTTCTTTTTTCGGAAAATGGATCAGTTTCAGGGGTTCCCTAGGGGTTCCCTCGGGCTCTTCGTACTGCGAATCCAGTAATTCTCTGACATTGTCGAGATAATCCTTCTGCGCGAAGCTGTAAAACATCAGGTTGGT